TTAGCTACCCACCGAGGGGGTGCTGGGTTCGTCGGCCTCTTCAGTGACCGGCTGTGACATGCGCGCCAGCATAGCATTCACCGACGCCGCGGTGATGCCCACCGACCTGGTGCCACCGATAGGCGCCTTGACCAGCTCGCCGCGCGCACACAGCCGGTAGATCGTCGCCGTCGACAGGCCCAGGGCCTCCCGCGCTTCATGCACTCGATACAGCAGCTTCGGCGCCGCGGCCGGTGCTTGGTGTTGGGCTGCGTGTGCCATCTACATCTCCTTCTTGTCGGTGTCCGGCTTCATGAACGTCAGCCAGTGGGTCTTTTCGCGCTTGCCGGACTTGTGGCCAAACAGCGGGCGATGCTCGGTCAGCGCCAGGATATGGCTGACCGGGATCTGCACTTCGGCCCATTTGAAGATCAGCACGCCGGCCGGTTTCAGCACGCGGAAGCATTCGGCCAGGCCGCGCCGCAGGTCGTCCTGCCAGTCGTCGCCCAGGATTCCGTACTTGGCGCGCAGCCAGGAATCGCGGCCGGCGCGGCGTAGGTGAGGCGGATCGAACACCACCAGGCTGAACGAGCCGTCGGCGAACGGCATGGCGCGGAAGTCCATATTCAGGTCCGGCGTGATGTTGAAGGCCCGGCCGTCGCACAGGGTGTGTTCCTCGCTGCGGATATCGCCGAACAGGGCGCGCTGATCCTGGCGGTCGAACCACATCATGCGGCCGCCGCAGCAGGGGTCGAGGATGGCTGCGTCACGCATCACGTTCCCCTTGTTCGGGCTGGGTGGCAGAAAGGGCGGCGCAGCTTGCACACCGGTAGGGGCGATACCACTTGCGCACGCCAGGCCGGAATTTGCGGTACTTGCTGTCCGTCACGTATTTGAAGAACACAGGTGTGGTGCATTCCCAGGCGATTGGCTCGGCATCCCCGGCGCGCTGCTGGCCGCCGTCCTTGTCCGCCTGGGTCTTGAGGGCGCGCACGACGGCGGCCGCGTCCCTGAATTCGTTGTGCCACCGCCGATTCTCCGCGTGCAGTCGGTCAAGCGCCTGCGCCGCTTTCTCCAGTGCAGCGCTGTGCCCGGCGTCGAATCCATCGGTCCGGCCACGGGTGTATTCGGCGTCCATGGCGCTGGCCTGGGGCGCGGCATCGCGGAACAGAGCTACCACAGAGTAGGAGCCGTCCTCGGGATTGTCGCGGTTCAAATGGTCGACCACCTCGGCTTGGAGTTCGTTGCGGTCGCCGGACACGCAGAACTCTTCGAAGTGCGCCTTGCCGTCCGGCCCCATGATTCCGTACATGAACGGCTCCCCGGCTACAGGGGCGCTTGCCAGGGCGGCGCTACATTCGTCCAATGCAACGCGGATGCGCACCACATCGTCCATGACCGGCGACCGATAGAGCAGTTCCGGGTCGTCTGCCTTTCGCGTGTCTGGACCATCAGCCATAGCGATGGAAGCAAGCGCCTTGATGATGGCGGAGTGGCACTTTTTAAACGCCGCCCGCTCATCGGCTACAGGGGCGCGCAGCTTGGACAGCGCCTGTTCAACATGCGAGCGCACGGTGGCGCAGGGGATCGTGGCGTTCGGCCAGGGTTGCGTGAGGCGCATCAGCTCGTTCAGATGATGCTCGGCTGTCAGCACGCGCTGGGTGATGTCGTCTTGTTGGGTCATGCTGCCTCCTTAGATTCGGCTGCTGAGAAGATGGAATGCTGCTGCTGCCACTCGCGGAACTTGGCCGTTTCCAAGGCCGTTAAGTCGGTCCACCCGGTGGGCCACCCCATTAGCCACTCGACCCACGTCGGGTTCAGGGGGCCATTCATTTCCGAGGGCGTGACCATGGTGGCCATCTTCTTCCGAGCTCCGGCGCCGCCCCATTTGCACAGTGCTGCACCGCCGCTGGATTTCATCGTGGTCGGCGTCGGGTAGAGATTCGCGGCCAGGCTGAGCGGCGTGCCGCCCTGTGCATACGGTTTCGAACGCTTCCCCGTGTCGCTGGCCGTGGGCGTGGGCCACAATCCAGATTCGTTCGCGCAGGTGCTGAGCTCCGGTGTCGGCTGCGGACACGACTCCCCATTCCGCATCGAACCCCAGCGCGGCCAGGTCTCCGAGAACGGTTCCGAGTCCCCGAGAAGTGAGAATTGGGCTGTTCTCCACGTAGACGTAACGGGGTCGAACTTCAGCCACGATGCGGGCCATTTGGCTCCAGAGGCCGGACCTTTTGCCGGCCAGACCTGCGCCGCGTCCTGCTGCGCTGATGTCCTGGCGCAGCTCGGCGAGGTCTTCGGCCAGCTTGGCGCGCGGCGGCGTGGCGAACGCTTCGGGCCAGATCTCGGGTTCACCGTAGTGCGGCTCTTCGTCGTCATGCTCGTAGCACGGCAGCACCACGTGGCCGAAGTGCGGCGCCGGGCCCACGTAGGAGGCGACAGCGCCGTCGGCGTTGTACACGTCAGCGCCAGACTGAAAGGTCGATTTCGTCATGTTCTTCTCGGTATAAGGTGGCCAGGCGCCGGCGGCGGTGGGGGTGCTTGAGGTAGCCCGCCGCCGGGCCGGCCAAAGGGTTACGCGGCTTCGCGCATCTCCGGTGCTTCCGGCGGCCGCAGGGTGAACTCGATTTCGTTGCCCATCAGGCGCGAGAGCTTGCCCACGGCCTTCTCGTCCGGGTTGCACTTCACGCGGAACGACACCGAGCAACTGCCGCCGTCGAGCGGTTCGATGGTGAAGCTGTCGACCGTGCAATCGTCCAGCTCGATGTCGCTCTTGCCGCCGGTGCCGTAGTGCACGGTGAAGGCGGCGCCGACGATTTCGTCGTCCCACTTGAAGCCGTGCAGCTTGTTGCCGAAGGCGAGGCGGGTGAGTGCGGGGGGCTGGCCTTCCTCGGCTTCTGCCTGGTCGACCATGTCCATCTCGCCGGGGTGCGGCGCCCGGTAAAGCGAGGCCTTGAACGAGGGGTGAAATTCGCTCAGGATGTCGTTGGACGCGGTGATCTGGATCTTCAGGTCCGCGCCCGGAACGTTCTCGTCGCCGTGCTTTTCCGGGCGCAGGTTGAAGTTCTGGAATTGGCCAGTCTGTTTTTCAAGTGCGAGCATGTTGGCTCCAGGGTGCTACGTTGGGGAAAGGGTCAGGCGGCTTTGCGCCGCAGGGTTTCGACCATGGCGCGCAGCTCGGCTTCGAACTGCAGCAGGGCGGTCAACAGGGTCTTGATGTAGTCGTCGTCGCGCGGCACGCGCTGCACGTACAGGCGCAACTCCGGGGCCTGGCGAGGGTCGTAGCTGATGAAGTCCCACCACTGGCGGCCGGTCACCAGCATGTTTCCCTGCACCTGTGGCATGTGGTCGGCGGGCATGCCTTCCAGCCATGTCTGGATGTGGACGGCTTCGTCATGAGGGCATTTCTTCTCCACGCCACCATCCGTCCCGACCAAGCCGTCAGGGGAGGCGCCGATGTATGAATACTGGGAATGCGTCAGGTACGGCGACGGCACGATGATTCCGCCATGCGTGACCATGTAAGCCTCGTCTGCGGCGTCTTCCAGATCCTTGCCCCAGTCCATCGACTTGCTGCCTACCTCGTGCTGGGCGATGCCCGCCAGGCGCTCGAAGGCCTTCACGCGCATCAGCTTCGCGCGCGCCTCGGTGGGCTTGCCGTCGCGCTTCACCGCGATGATGTCCTTGAACGTCGAGGCGGTCAGATTGCCGGCGCGCTCCTGCCGCCATTCCTCGGTGCGCTGTTCGGCGGGCGCGTTCATTCCTGCACACCTTCGAAGGGGTTATCACCGGCGGCCGGCTTATCCTGGGTGCTGGGCTGCGTGGGGGCCGCGTCCTCTGCCTTGGCCAGGGCCTCGATGCGCGTGATCTCGTTTTTGCCAACGGCGGCACGGCCATCCTTGCCCAGCGCCATCCAGGCCGCGGTCAGGTCTGCGGTGCGCTTCTCAGCGGGATCATTGCTGCGCGCGATCATTTCCAGGTCGCGGATGATCTGCTCGCGGTCGACCTGCACCGCCGGCTGCGGCTTGGCGGCCTGCGCGAATTCGGCGGCGGTCTTCGGCGTGATATCGCGTTCGCGCGGCTGCGCATCGATCAGCTCGTCGGACGTGTACACACCCAGCAGCGCTCCCGGGGTGTAAGCGCGGGTCCAGTTCTTCACCTGCAGGTAGCCCATCTGCTGGCGCGGATTGGTCTTCCACAGGGGAGAGTTCTTCACGCTGACGTCGGAGATCTTGAGCCATTCGCTCCAGGTGATATCCGCCTCGCCGGCGATGACGGCGCCGACGCGGCATTCCAGGGTGTTGCCGTCGCCCTTGTACTCGTAGTGGAACCGGCCGGAGATGGCGCCGGACGACTGCACCACGGCATTGACCAGCTGCGCCTCGTAGCCCAGCGTGCCGTTCACCAAGTGGGTTTTCTGAGCCACCACGAACGGGTTCATGTTCCACTGCATCGCCTGCATGATCACGGCCATGCAGTCGGACGGGTTGCCCTGCAGGTGCTTGGGCACGGTGGCGCGGCCCGCCGCCATCATCTCGGCCGCGCGCATCATGGCCTCCATGTTGTCGGCGTGCAGCACCAAGCCGCTGGTGCTGGTGTTCGCCGCCGGCAGGTCCAGGGCGGTGGTGGTTTGCTGGTCGATCGTGGTGGTGTCAGACATGGCTTTCTCCTGCCCGAGACTCGGCCGGGCGTTGTGGATGGGTTAGGCGGGGGTGACTTCGGGCTGCGTAGCGGCGGCGATAGCCTCGTCGCGCGCGGCGCGGGCGTGCTGCAGCTCTTCATCGTCGCCGTCACGTTCGGCGGCGCGCCACTGCATCAGCGCGTCGAGCATCTGCTGGGCTGCGCGGTGCAGGCGGTCAATCTCGGCTTGACGTTGAGCGCGCTCGGCCGCTTCGCGTTGTTGGCGCGCGCGTTCAGCTTCAGCAGCGGCGGCGCGAGCGGCGGCTTCCTTCTCCTGCTGGGCGCGGGCTTCGGCCTCGGCGCGCTCCTGCTCGGCGCGGCGCGCGGCGGCCTGCTGCTCTTCGAACTCGCGGCGCTGGCGGTCGATCTCTTCCTGCTGGGCCCGCAGCGCGGCGGCCGCCTCATCCTGCTGGCGCTTGAGCGCCGCGGCGGCCTCGGCATCCTTACGGGCCTGCTCGGCGCGCGCGGCTTCCTGGCGGGCGTTCTCGGCGTCCCGCTCGGCTTGCAGGCGGCGCTGCTGCTCTTCCAACTCGGCGCGCTCCTTGGCCAGGCGCTCGTCCTCGGCCTTGCGCGCGGCGGCTGCGGCTGCTTCCTGCTCCAGGCGCTGGCGCTCCAGCTCTGCCCGCTCGGCGGCCAGGCGCGCGGCCTCCTGTTCCTGCGCCAGCGCGGCGCTGTGCATCTGCTCCAGCTTGGCGGTGGTGTCCGCCTGCAGGGCCATGGCCTCGCCGGCCCGATGTTCGTACAGCTCGGTGGTGATGGGCAGTTCGCCAACGGTGGCCAGCAGCGCGGCGATTTCGGCGGCGCTCTTGCCCGCGGCCTGCACCGGGTACTGGCTGATGGCGTTGATCCGCGACTGGATGGCCTGCTGGCGCGCCAGTTCGGCCGCTTCCTTCGCCGCCTTGATCTCGGCCTTGCGGGCCTCTTCGGCCTTGATCTGGGCGTCGATCGGCTCTTCAACCGCCTTCACCTCGTCCTTGATCTTGGCCAGGATGGCGCGCATTTCGCGCTGCTTGGCCAGCATCGGCTTGTTCCAGCCTTCGTAGGCGGCGTCGGCCGACGTGCGGATGCTGACGCAGCGGGCGCGCGCGGCGCGGGCGGCCTTGTCGCCGGCCGTGGTGGTGACGTCGAACTGCACGCCCGCCAGCTCCTGGCGCAGTTCGGCCAGGCCCTTCTGCACGGCGTTGAATTCGACGATCGCGGCGGGCGCGTCAATGATTTCGTCTGCAACTTCGGTCATGGTGGTTGTCTCTCAGGGTTGGCGCGCGGCCACAGCGGTCTTGCCGCAGCCTTCGCAGGTGGGGTAGGGGGTGGACTGGGCATCGGTCTGCTGGCGCTCGCCATAGCCGAAGATCAGGGCGGTCAGCAGGCCGGCCACCACGTAGGCGGCGACGCGGTTGTCGCGGTCGCGCAGGAGGCGGCGGATCATTGGGCGCCTCGGGCTTTGCGGATCACAGCGCGGGCGCGCATCGCCGGGTGATCGGGCAGCACCTTGTCCAGCAACCGCATGCAGGCCTCTTTGGCTTCCGCAGCGGTGTCGAATTTCTCGAACCACATGGAGCCCTCGTAGGTGCAATAGGCCGACCATTTCGAGCCGGGCCACACGATGCAGCTGTGCTGACCGTAGAACTCGATGCGGCGCACACCGTCCAGGCCGCTGAAGTCGTAGAACTGGCCGAACACCACGGTGGGGTCGAACTGCACCTGGTGCGAATCTACGATCCAGGCCAGGTCAACCGCCTCTTCCAGTGCTTCCAGCAGCTCCGGCGCGGCAGCGATCAGGCGGGCGTTGGCGGCCTGCTCTTCGTCGCTGAGGTAGCGGTGGGCCTGCTCAGACAGCGCCCAATGACCAACGCCGAGCCTTTCTTCGTAGTCGGGGAGGATGGCGGTCCTGGTTGCCTCGACAATCTCGAAGCCCTTGGGATCGAGCACCGTCAGGGCGTCGCTATACATTTGGACCGCCTGCCACGAGCCCGGGGTGTGATTCGTCGTCATGCATTTCTCCTACGGCGCGCTGCAATCTCGTCGCCGATCAGTGCAATTGCGTAAAGGGCAGCCAAGCCCCACATGGCGTAGGCCATCATTTGCGGGACCTCCAGGCTTCGACGATCGCGTCGTACAGCGCCAGCGCGCCGATGAGGATGAAGCCGATCACAGGTAGGCCTCCGCTTCGTCCGGGTCCATCTCGGCCAGCTGGCGGTTCGCCTCGGCCTCGATGCAGTTGCCCAGGTGGCCGGCCAGGAACTCGCCCACGCTCGGCACGGCCGAGCCGATCAGCAGCACCAGCAGCACCGCCGCCGAGTTGTCGGCCAGCTCGTTGATGAGGTGTTCGGCCCAGTCGGCCGCCGTCAGCCCGTAGGCCGTCGGCGCCTCGTTCGACAGGCAGGCCACCACGGCGGCCACGGCCTGCGCCCGCGTCACCACCGGCGCGTCCTCGTCCGGCTCGTGCGGCAGGGAGTAGGGCGGTGCGACCCGCGTCAGGTCGTCCATCAGTTGCGCGTGATAGGCACCCATGGCTCAATTCCTCGACGCGCGGTCGGCCTCGACGGCCATCTTTCGGTAGTGCACCGCGGTGGCGTACTCAGCGAACATGCCGGGCCACGTGGCGGCGATCAGCAGCTGGTTGACGGGGTCTGCCGCGCGCCAGAGCAGCGCCAATTGCTTGGCGAACCGTCCGCCGGTCACCAGCATTTCGCTGACGATCTCGTCGGGCGTCGCGTTCGGAGCCGACGGCTTGCGCGCATCGCGTGCCCATTGCTGACGACGTTCGGCGGCCTTGATGTCGTCCTTCGACAGGAATTCGCTGGGGTAGTCCATGGTGAGTCTCCTTGCCCCAGCATCCGGGGCGGGGTGGGGTTAGTCGTCGCCGTAGGCGTTCGCGTGGAAGTCGCGCATTTCAGCGGCTTCGGCGCACTGTTCCGCGGCGTCCTGACGGGCGAAGAATTCGGCCCATTGTTCGGGGTTGCGACCGTTGATGCCGTTTTGGTCGTTGCATTGCTGGGTGAGCATGACTGCGTCGGAATTGCTGATTTCGACGCCGTGAGCGGCATAGATGGCCTGCAGTTGTTCCAGGGTGAGCGTCATGTCGTTTGCTCCGGGGCGGGTGGGGAAGGTCAGGCGGCGCGGCGGACGCGGAAATCTTCGGCGCGATGGTCGCCCGCGTAGAGGCGCTTGAACTCTTTGCGGGCGGCGTGAGCCGATGCGGCCGAAATCGTCATGAAGTAGTCGTAGTGGAAGCCGTTGCTCACGTACACATGGAATTCCATGCTGTTCTCCCGTTTCTCACCGGGTGGTGAGGTGTTGGGAGAATTATGCGCAAACGAATAGCTCAAGTCAATACGAAAACGAATAAATAATTCGTAAGGGTATTCCCGGCCATCGTCAATGTCCCAAGTACGCCTATAGGCGTCGCTCGGCTTATGATGCGGGGGGGATTTTCGGAGGTCCTATGGAGTCGAAGCTGAAGAGTGTCTGGTTGTGTGCGCTTATTGCGGGGACCACGCCGTCCGTCGCGTCTGCGCAGAACAGTGTGGACTGCAATGCCAAGCCGACAGTGGTAGATCGGCTCGTGTGCGACAACCAGACATTGCTTAATCTGGACACCAAGTTTGCACGGGCTTATGCGGCGGCGAAGGCCGGGGGTGGGGATTTGAAGGCGCTATCGAGCCGCGCGCAGGCAGATCTCAAATGGCGTCAAGACAACTGCCGAGATAGCGATTGCTTGGAGGAGTGGTACAACAACATCACGCCCCAGTATCATGCGCTGGCTAAGAATTCCCGGATCTCGACAGCACAGACCAGGAAATCCGCCAGCTCAGATAATTCCTTGTGGGCGGGTGAACTGCTCCGTGCGTATCTCGCCAACGGTATTGCCGCCGACGCGAAATATAGGGGCAAGCCCGTGGAAATTCGCGGTGTGGTTCAGGAAGTGGGGAGAGATGCTGGAGGGGAGCCATACGTGGCTTTGTGGGCCGATGATCCATACCGATCTGTCAAGCTGGTTTTCGCCACAGCTCACGAAGGCATGCTGGCGCAGTTGCGGCGGGGCGAGTCCATCCAGAGACGGTGTGTTGGGCTCGGCATGGCCTTCCAAACCCCAATTCTCGATTGCCGATTCGAGGGCAATTTGCCTGCGGGGAACAGCGCGCGGTCGCGTGCTGAAGTTTCCGGAATGCTCGCCGAGGCAGACCGTCTGGATACGCTATGTCGCGGGGGTGCCGCGAACGCTCAAGCGACTGAAGTGGCGTGCAGCGAGCGCGAGTTACTCATGAAGCAAATCCGGTATGTGGGCTGGTGCTGGGGCCATGCCAACGATTTGGGCTACCAACGCAAGTGGGTACAGTGCGCGCCGGGAGACTGACACCAGCGCTCCCTGCCTCAACGGCCTAAAAATCTTCGCTGCGCCAGACCTTCAACACGCGGCCGAAGACCTCGAAATCCATGGTGGGTTCCACTACCCAGGCCTGGTATGCCGGGTTCTCCGACAGCGCCATCAGGCCCTTTCCGGGGATCTTCTGCAGGCGTTTGATGAACCCCTCGCCGTCCACGCGGAAGAAGTAGACCGCGTCATAGTCGGCCGTGATGACGCCGCGGTCGACGAGCAACGGGTCACCGGGGTTGAACATGGGCCGCATCGAGTCGCCGAAGCCGGTCACGATACATAGGTTGCTGGCCGACGTGGCGCCGCGCACGTTCTGCGCCAGCCATGCCTGATCCACGCGCCAGCTCTTGATAAGGCCTGGCTGGTCGCGCAGCTCCAACCCGTCGCCCATCTTGCCGCCGGTGTCGAACTGGGGGATGGGCACGTCATCCGAGACCGCAGCCTTGGGTAGCGCCATCAGGGTCTTGTCGCCTTCTCCGCTGAACATCGTCGCCACCAGGTCGGCCCGCGCCCGGTCGCTTAGAAAGGCCTCGACCGGGACGCCGTAATGGCGGGCGATCGGCTCGAAGGTGGACACGCGCGGCTCGGCCGCCGTTCCAGACAGAAATCGGTAGATGGTGGGCTGCGGCACCTTCGCCTTGCGTGCAAGGGAGTTCGCAGTGTCGCCAGCGCGCGACATCAGCGCCGCCAAGAATTCTCGGGAGTTCATGGCGAAACTATGCATGAATGAATAATTCGATTGGGTATTGCATGGTTATTCGGAAACGTATAATCTGACGCCCATGGACACCGCTACCGACCTCATCAAGCGCATTCGCGCCGCCGGATTGACCCAGTCGGAAATTTCCCGACGCACAGGCATTCCGCAGCCGCGGCTATCTCGTTGGGAGGCTGGCGCGCCTTCCGCTGGCGCCAACGACGCGCTGAAGCTGGCCGAATTGGCCCGATCACTCCCGCCGCCGGCGCCCGAGCTGGCCGCGGCCGCTCCGGCCCAGCAGGAGGCGGCGTAATGCCATCAAAAGTGCCTCATGGGCGGGTAGTTCAAGGGCTCTTGCTTGATCGAGACGCCTTTCCCAGTGGGGTAGTCGTAGCCACATTCTGGGCAGGTCAGATAGACCATGAACCCCTTCGTTTTGCGTTGGAGCGTCGCTTTCTTACCCCGGTTGTCCATGCACGGTTGGCAAAGATGGTGGTGGGGGTCGGTGCCTGCGCACTCTTCCTTCAGCGCAAGAGCAAAGACGTCTTCGGAGAGGGCGGCCAGTTTGTAGCGCTCCCGTTCTGCTGCCCGCTTTACAAGATCCGCGACCTGCTCTTCAAGCTCGCGTACGCGGTCTTTCAGCGCACGTTCCGTATCAATGCCCGCTTGCACTTTCTGCTGGAGTTCAAGGCCGGCACTTGTGACATCCAAAAGTACCCGGGTAAGACGCTGCTCAACTTCGGCGATCTGGTGATCGTCTCGGGCGGAGACAGCAATCTTGGCGAAGTCGATCAAGGATTTCAGGGTCGTGACCGCAGTAACCAAGTCCATACGAGTTCCCCCAACGTAGAAAAGGGCTGTGTGAGAACTCCCGATTCTACGTTGCGCGGGAACCACGGCGGGGAGGGTGCATGACGTCATCAATGCACCGTTGCGCCGACGCGGTCGTCGGTGGCCCATGCCATGCGGTCGCGCTCGGCGCGCAGCTCTTCAAAGATGGCCATCACAGCGGCTTCGGACGGGTCCACGAACGTGCGTCGGGCCATGTCCTGGGCGGTGATCAGCAGCTTTTCGGTGTCGGTCATTTCGTTCGTTTCGGGTTGTCGATGCGAAAAATTTTTGCCCGAGTCCACGCTGTAACTCACGTTGTAACCCGATGATTTTTTCCTAAAAGGAATGGCAGTGCACACCCATCCCGCAGTTGTATATGGCGCCAGTACGTTCCCGGCGCCCGCCGGAAAGCGATTCCTGCCGCCGTCTGCTGTGGCGGCTTGCAAGACCTTCCGCGAGGCCGTGCGCCTCGCCTGGGAACACCGGGCCCGCCCGAACATGACGCAGCGCAGCCTGGCCGAGGAATGCGGCCTGTATGCGCCGCACGTGAGCAGCTACCTGCACCCCGAACCGCTCGACAACAAGAAGCGGCCCCGGCTCGACCTGCCGGCGGACTGCATCGACGCGTTCGAGGAGGCCGTGGGCAACCACGCCATCCGCCAATACCTCAACCATCTGGGCCGGCTGACCATCATGGAAGAAGTCATCGCCCAGAGGGCCGCATGACCTATGACGAAGCCCTCGAAATCGCGCGGCGCGCCCTTGATGAAGCGATGCGCCTGCACGGGCAGGACCGCGCCAAGGTCTACGAAGAAATGCGCCTGCGCGAGCAGCAGGATCCCGTACTGGAGCGCGCGATGAACGTCATCGGCCGATTCACCCAATTTTCGACGAGGCACTGACATGCAGCGCTATCCGCTGAATCCCCGCACGCGCCAGCGCGCGCACCGCGACGTTGACGCGGCGCCGGACGGCTATGTGTTCGCCGCCCCTGTAGAGCCGACGGCCAGCGAGGCGACCCGCCGGAAGATGTGGGCCATGCTTGCCGACGTTGCCCGTCAGCGGCAATGGCCCGTCAACGGCGTCATGCAGTGGCTGCCCAAGGAGGCGTGGAAGGACATCTTCACCGCGGCGCTGGCCAAGGAGCAGCGCACCGCCAAGGGCCTGTACGGCGGCGAGGTGCTGCTGGGCGAACACACCAGCGGCATGAGTCAGCGCAAGATGGGCGACCTCATCGAGCTGATGAACGCCTGGGGCGCCAACAACGACATCATCTGGTCGGAACCCATCGAGGTGCCGGGATGGGTACGCTGATGTGGGACGACACCACTCCGCGCGCGCAGCAGATCGGCCGCTGGCTCGATTCCCCGATGGACCTGGACGAGTTCTATGGCCGGCCCACGTTCGCGCGCTGTGCGGTCGTCCTGGCGGTCTGGCTGGCCCTATACCCCGTATCCCACATCTCGGTGCGCGCGCTGCGTGGGGGGAGCCAGTGATGCTCAAGCGCTCCGCACCCCTGACCCGCAAGACCCCGCTCAAGGCCACCGGAATCCGGCGGGACACCACCTACGCCGCCGGTATTGAGCGGCAGGCAACGATGCAACGTGCCGCCATCAAGCGCCGCGCGCCGAAGAAGCGCTCCGGCCACGAACCGAAGTACCTGGCAGCCTGCCGCGGCGAACGCTGCTACCTGCAATTCGCCGGGTGCTGCAGCTACGAGGGCGACCCTACGGTCGTTCCCGCCCATCAAAACCAAGGGAAGGGCGCCGGCCTGAAGGTGCCCGACCGTTTCACCGTTCCCGCTTGCTACCACTGCCACACCCTCTACGACCAGAGCGGCATTGACCGCGAGGTCAAGCGCGCCACCTGGGACTGGGGCTACACGCGCTGGGAGCCTGTGCGCACCCAGAAGCTGGCGGCGAACAGCGACAAGTTCAAGGAGGCCGCGTAATGGCCCGCATCCGCTCAATCAAGCCCGAATTCTGGACCAGCGAGCAGGTGATGAACTGCTCGCCGATGGCTCGACTACTATTCATCGGCCTGTGGAATTTCTGCGACGACGCCGGCAACCACGTGGCCAGCGCGAAGACCATCAAGGCCAATGTGTTCCCTGGCGACGACATCATGTCGTCGAGCATTCAGGGATTACTCGACGAACTATCGTCGAATGGGTTGATCGCCTATTACTCCTTTGAAAACAAAGACTTCTTGCACGTAACGGGTTGGCATCACCAGAAAATCGACCGCCCGACCTACAAGCATCCGCCGTATAAGCCGGGTGATCCCGCGCCTGCTCGTCGAGCGCTCGACGAGTCCTCACCCCCGGAAGGGAGTGGAGTGGATAAGGAAGGGAAGGGAAAAGAGAACGTATCACCTGACGGTGATACGACCGCTGGCGCGGTCCCTGGCAAAGCTGCGCCGCCTGCCGAACCTGCGGAACCGGAGCCGGCAGGCCTGGCTCCGGCCGAAGCCCTGTTTCAGGTCGCCGTGCCGTGGCTCGTTGCCCGCGGCGTGCGCGACGGCAGTGCGCGGTCCCTTCTCGGCGGTGCGCGCAAGCAGCTGGGCGATCAGGGCGCGTGGGAACTGGCGTCCGAATGCATGCGCGTCGAGGCGCTGGAGCCCGCCGCCTGGCTGTCCAAGGCCCTGAACGAGCGCATTGCGCGCCAGCCGAGCCGGCGGCCCGGCTCCGGCCTGCCGCCGGCCAACACCGAAGAAATCAACGCCGAAGCCAAACGCCTGCTTTTCGGCGGCGGTGGCGCGCGGCCCCAGCACCAGGAGGTGATCGATGTCTGAGCAGGATTTCGACGACTTCGCGCGGATGCTCGACGATGTGGCCGAGCTGCGCCAGCTTCAGCCGCTGTCGGCCCGCGCCAAGGCGCTGTTCTTCCAGGCCGTGCGCCGCTACCCGATGCAGCTGGTCGAGCGCGCCATCCAGGCCCACCTGGTCGACGCCGAGGCCGGCAAGTTCCGCACGATGATCCAGCCTGCGCACATCGTGGCGCAGATCGAGGGCGCGGCGGCGCAAGACGGCCGGCCGGAGGCGGATGAGGCGTGGTCGATCGCCATGCAGGCCGACGACGAGGCCGTCACCGTGGTCTGGACGGACGAAATCGCCGCGGCGCTTACGGCGGCCAGGCCTGTGCTGGCGCGCGGAGACGAGGTTGGCGCCCGGATGGCTTTCAAGGCGGCGTACGGCCGGATGGTCAGCAAGGCCCGCGCTGAGTTCCGGCCTGTGCGCTGGATCGCATCCCTGGGCCAGGACGCGGCGCAGCGCGAACAGGTGCTGGAATCGGCCGTGCGGCTGGGACAGTTACCCGCGCCACACGTGGCCGGCCTGCTGCCGCCGCCAGCGGCCGAGTTCGGCATTCCCGACGACGAGGTCGCGGCCGAGAACATCCGCAAGCTGCACCAGATGCTGGCCAAGGCCATCACGCCGTCCGAGAAGCGCCGCCGCGAAGCCGAAGCGGCCAGCCAGGCCGAGCGTGACCGCCTCGACGTCCTGAAGGCCGAGACGGCGGCCAAGGTCGCCCAGCACCAGCAAGGGGTCCGGGCATGAGCAGCTACGCCGAAGCCAGCGCCGCCGTGGGCGGCAACGAGAGCGGGGGCTACGGCATCTGCGCTGCCTTCGGCTGCTGCCTGCCGGGCACGATGTCTTCCAGCACCCAGGGCGGTAAGGATTGGCATTGCCGCCTGCACTTCGGCGCGCCGCGCTCGGAATTCGACGACATCAGCGCGCGCGTCCAGAACCGCAAGGCCCTGTTCACCGCCGCCTACTGGCTGGTGAATCGCCCGAAGGGCGACACCATCAGCCGCAAGGTGCGCGATCGCATCAAAGCCCTTGGCCGCGCCGACCTGCTGGAGAAGGTGCCCAGCGTGCGCGGCCTCACCGCCTACCACCTTGGCATCCACATGCTCCGCGTGCTGGGAGACGAGTGCCGCCAGCCCCAGGAACACATGGGAACCCCGAAACGCGCTGGCCACGGCACCACCTGGCTGGACCAAAACCAACCCGAGGAAATCGACGCATGACCTCTTCACAGAACCTCACGGACGCCTACGACCCGATGGCCGGCACGCTGCAGACCGGGCGCGTCGTCTACTCGCCCGATTTCCAATCCGGGCAGCAGAATATTCACGGATCCATTCAACGCCGTGACGCCCCGGACACCTTCGCGCGCGCGCAGGGCGAAATTGCCAACTTTCGAAATTCGGAAAGTTCCGGCACCGGCGCCGCGCCGGGCGTGAACGTCAACATCCTGGCGCTGGACCTGGGCACGAAGACCGGCTTCGCGCTGCGCCGGCGCGATGGCGCCATGCGCTACGGCACCGTGGACTTCACGCCGCGCAAGTCCTGGACGCCGGGTCAGCGCTGGGCCCGGTTCCGTGGCTGGCTGGCCGACACTGTCGCCACTTTCCAGATAGACGCCGTCGTGTACGAGCGCGTCGTCTTCGGCCACAGCAGCGCCGCATCGTCGGACGTCTACGGCGGCTTCAAGGCGTTGGTGGAGCTGGCCGCCGACACGCACAGCCTGACGCTTTCCAGCGTGGCCGTGCCGACGGTCAAGAAGCATTTCACGGGCAGCGGCCGCGCCGACAAGGAGCCCATGCTGGCCCAAGCCAAGGCGCGCGGCTTCAGCCCGGACAGCCACAACGCTGCGGATGCCCTGGCGATCCTGTCATGGGCCGTGGCGCAGGAGCGCAAAGCATGAGCGGCCACCTTGCCCTGGGCGTGTGGCCCGTCGTCCGCCTAGAGGGCTGGGGCCTGCTGCCGTTCCGCGGCGACAAGGCCCATTACTTCCAGCGCGGCGCCGAAACAGGCGAGGGCGGCCGGTTCGTGTATTCCACCTGCGGCCTGCGCGGCGCCGAAACCCACCAGATCCCGGTGCTGGTGCCGGGCAACTTCCCGCGCTGCCAGCGCTGCGCGCAATCGCTTCCCCACGCGAAGAGGTTTTTATGACCTGGGCCACCCAATCCGAGCGCGGCGACCCGGCCAAGCTGCTGGAGCGCCGCCAAGAGCCGCCGCCGCCGCGCACCTGCGCGGGCTGCAAGGAAATCCGCCTGGTCACCAACCCCTTCGGCGGCCGGCGTGTGCTGCGCTGTGCCCTGGGCGAGGAGATCGGCCAACGTTGTTCGAAGTACGAGGAGCGCCCCGCGCCATGACCATTCCCAAACTGCTGCTGGACCGCCTGCCGGCCGATTTCCACGAACGCCTGGAGAACTGGGGGGAGGTGATGCGCAGCCGCGGCGGCTATGGCGTGTCGCCCACCTACGAGATCTGTCGCATGCTGGCCAAGCAGGCCGGCAAGCTCGCCGAGGTCGAGGAGCCGCAGAAGGAGGTGGACGAGGCCGATGGCGCCTTCATCGAAGCGGCCTGGCGCAACGCGGTCTACCGGATGTTGCACCAGCACCGCGAGCTGCTGCGCGCGCACTATGTCCAGCGCGCCTATTGGAAGGCGACATGCCGCGCCCAGGGCATCAGGTTGCGCGAGTACGACGAAATCCTGGTGCGCGCTGTCGGCAACTTCGAAGATTTTGTTGCGCAGTACGCCAGTCGTGTGCATAATCGTCGTCAAGACAATCTGACTACCGTCTAACGACGTGACCCGATGCCCATGGCGGGAGTCGTGCGTCCGCGAGAAACGAGCCCCGAGCGAAAGCCGGGGCTTTCTTCATGGAGCTTTGGATGGTTTTGGCCGTGTTTCTCAATTTGGTCAGCTGTATCAGTGCAGGGTTAGCTGCTTGGTTTTGGAGGAAGGCTGCTACGGCTTCGGTCAGCCCGGAAGAGGCCGAAGCAGCGGAACGCTTCGAGGCTACGTTAAGCCGAGACCCCAACGCTGGTGATTGGGCCAGCGCGTCCGTGTTGCCCAAGGACGACAAAGGGAAGTTCTATTCGCTCGCGGAGACGCTTGCCTTACAAGGTCGCTGGAATACCCGTGCGGCAATTTCCGCTTGCGTAGCTGCAGTCGGCCAGGCGCTCGTCTATTTTCACAGTTTGATCACGGCGTTGTCGGCCACGTAATCCCTCCTTGTCAAGAATCCGCTTCGAGCCGCCTTCGGGCGGCTTTTTTGTTTCCAGAGAGCAGGGGCCAGAGAGAACCGTCCGCCGGGCCGCATGGGCACCGGCTGGCAGACGTCATGCTTCGGCCCTTGCTCTGTGGGAACAGCCGCCGCAATCGACCAGACAGCAGCGCGCCACCGCGGCCGCTGCGCGCGGGGATGGCCCCGTACCACTGGCTCCGACCGGCGCCGCCCGAAGTCTCCCTGCGCCATACAGCGCCACGTGCAACGCGTGCTCGGGGGAGGGGCCCCACACCAACAACACCCCCATGAGTCGCCTCAGCAGGCCTGGCGCCCGCGCAGGGGCAAATGCGCGGGACACTTCTTCCGGTCTTGTCGCCGGCGGCCAGCACGACGAGAACCGCCGCGCCCAGCCCGCCGTGGCGGGTAGTCGGATGGGGGCTCCCTACAAGGTCAATTCGCCGGCAGGTTTTCCACGAGCCATGTATTTACGGCTTCAGGACCTTGTCCGTCGAAGGGCTGCCGGAGAGAGATGACATATAGGGCATCGTTGTCATCGAGCATCGGCGTCAGTAGTGCGTATACGTCACCGGGCGGCCCATTGAAAACAATGGCGTAGCTTGACTCGGACAGCTTTGCCCAGCCGTCCGCGATTTTCTTGACCTCGTCAACTATAGGCGGCCGCTTCGTTTCTTTATTAAGGTCATACGTCACCAGATATACAGCCATGAGTGCCTCTGTCTGAAGTGATATGAAACCGTTTTTTACACTCTTGGAATGAGCGAGGCAAGTAAGGATGGGACGCCCGTCAAAACTTACGGACGCGCAATGGGAGGCCATCGGCAAGCGCCTGCTGGCGGGTGAATCGACGTCTTCCCTGGCCCGAGAGTTCGGCGTAAGCAAGGGAGCCATTTCGACGCGGTTTTCTAAACGCACAGAAACGATTAAATCCGTTGCTAATCAACTGGTTGCAGCTGATCGGGCAATGGCGAATCTGAACGTTTCTGAACAGATTGCTGCCCGTTCGCTTGCCGATGACCTGAAGGCGATATCAGAGCATCTGGCCGGTGCCGCGCGATACGGCAGTGCGACCGCGCACCGCCTTCTGGGTGTGGCACACGGCAAGGTGGCGCAGATCGACGATGCCAACCCGCTGAACCCTGAAAGCGTCAAAGCCATGAAGGGTATTGCCGCTATGACCAGGCTGGCGAACGAATCCAGCGAAATCGCGGTGAACCTGCTGCGAGCCAACAAGGACAATATTGAAGACCTGAACCGGGGCGGCAAGGATGTGCCGGCGGGTCTCGACCATTTCTATGGAGCTTCTGCCGTCCCGACCGACGCTTAACCCGGCGCTGCGCGATTTCTGGCTCAAGCCCGCGCGCAACCGTGTGTTGTACGGCGGCCGGGCCTCGACGAAGTCGTGGGACGCGGCGGGCTTTGCGACCTTTCTGGCCAATACCTACCGGCTGCGCTTCCTGTGCGTGCGGCAGTTCCAGAACAAGATCGAAGAATCGGTGTACACGCTGCTCAAGACGCAGATCGACCGTTTCGGCCTGAATCCTCAGTTCCGTGTGCTGGACAACAAGATTGTCAGCCGCAAGACCAAAAGCGAGTTCCTGTTCTACGGCCTATGGCGCTCGATCGACGAAATCAAGTCGCTGGAGGGGATTGACGTCCTCTGGATCGAAGAGGCCCACAACCTCACCGAGGAGCAGTGGAAGATCCTCGAGGCGACTATCCGCAAGCAGGGCAGCCAGATCTGGGTCATTTTCAACCCCAAGCTGTCGACGGACTTCGCCTACAAGCGCTTCGTGACCAATCCGCCGCCGAACACGGTTGTGCGGAAGATCAACTACGACGAGAACCCGTTCCTGAGCGCCACGATGCGCGATGTGATCGAGGCTGCCAAGGCCGAGGACTACGACGAGTACCTGCACGTCTACGAGGGCGTGCCGAAGGACGACGACGACGACGCCATCATCAAGCGCTCTTGGCTCATGGCCGCGCTGGATGCCCACAAGGCGCTGGGGCTGGAGATTACCGGTCGGCGGCGGTTGGGCTTCGACATCGCCGACTCCGGTATCGACAAGTGTGCGCTGCTATACGCCCATGGTCCTCTGGCGTCCTGGGCTGACCTCTGGAAGGCCGGCGAGGACGAGCTGCTGAAGTCTTGCACGCGGGCCCACGGGGCCGCCCGGGAACGCCAGGCGTCCATCACTTACGACTCGATCGGGGTGGGCGCGGCGGCCGGAGCGAAATTCAACGAGATCAACGCGGCGTCCCCGACGGCGCCTAGAGTGTCGCATGCGAAGTTCAACGCCGGCGGCGCTGTGTACCGGCCGGATGCGCTTTACATGCCCGGTACGAAGAACAAGGACATGTTCGCCAACATCAAGGCGCAGGCCTGGTGGGGCGTCGCTGATCGCCTGCGCGCCACCTTCAATGCGGTGCGCAACGGCGCCAAGGTGAAGCCTGAAGACATGCTGATTCTGGATAGCGCGATGCCGCACCTGTCGCACCTGATGGACGAGCTTTGCACGCCCAAGCGGGACTACGACAAGGCGGGCCGCGTGATGGTGGAAAGCAAGAAAGACCTGGCCAAGCGCGAGGTTCCGTCTCCCAACCTCGCGGACGCCCTGGTGATGGCCTATGCCCCGGGCGCTGCCCCGATGAAGATCAACCCTGACGCCCTGAGGCACGCATGAAACTACTCGACTGGATCCTCCGCAGGACGCCGGCGACGGCCCCCGCGGCGGAACCGGCTGCGCGCCGCCGGCCCGGGATGAAAATCCACCCGGAAGCGCTCGGCCTGGCCAATGTGCCGCCGGCCGAGCCTGTGGCCGCTCCGGTGGGCGAGTTCAAGCGCCCGGCCGTGGCGCCTTTCGTCATCCCGGATGACAAGAAGGACGCCATGCTGGCGATGGACGAGGACATGAGCCCCGTCTACGCCTACGTGAGCGAGGCCTACGCAGGGATGGGCTTCATCGGCTATCCCTACCTGGCCGAGCTGTCCCAGCGCCCCGAGTACCGCAAGATGTCCGACGTCATCGCCAAGGAGATGACCCGGAAGTGGATCAAGCTGGAGGTCAAGGGCGAAGACAACAAGAGCGACAAGCTTGAGGTCATCGAGAAGGCCATGCGCCGGCACCGCCTGCGCGCCAAGTTCCGGCTGGCGGCCCTGCAGGACGGTCTGTTTGGCCGGTCGCAGATCTACATCGATGTGAAGAAGCCCAGCGGCGCGCTGGCGTGGGCCGATCCGGACGAACTGAAGTCCATCTTGGTCAAGAGCCCCGCCAAGATCGCCAAGGGATCGCTGGTGGGCTTCAAGGTCATCGATCCGGTCTGGACGACGCCGTACCTCTACAACAGCGACAACCCGATGCGGCCGGACTTCTACAAGCCGACGTCCTGGTTTGTGCTGGGGCGCCAGGTGCATTCGAGCCGCCTCATGAACATCGTGTCGCGCGAGGTGCCGGACCTGCTGAAGCCGTCCTACAACTTCGGCGGCATGTCCATGACGCAGTTGGCCATCCCGTACGTGAACAACTGGCTGAAGACCCGCCAGGCCGTCGCCAATCTGATTGACGGATTCTCGGTGCCGTTGTTCGCCACCAACATGGGAACAATGCTCGGCGGGGAACCTGGTAGCGACGTGTTCGGCCGGGTCGATTTGTTCAACCGCATGCGGACCAACCGCGGTGCGTGGGCGATTGACAAGGACAGCGAGGATTTCCGATTCGAGAATGTCCCACTGTCTGGCCTGGACGCCCTGCAAAACCAATCCTTGGAACAGCTTTCGGTCGTTTCGGGCATCCCACTGGTCAAGCTGATGGGGATATCCCCCAGTGGCCTGAACGCGACCGCCGACGGCGAAATCCGCGTCTTCTACGACGACATGCACTCGGCGCAAGAGGCGGTGTTCCGTGACCCGATCCAAACCTGCCTGGAACTGATCCAGCTGAGCGAGTTCGGCGAGATCGACCCCGACATCACCTTCAGCTTCGTGCCGCTGTGGCAGATGAGTGAGAAGGAGCTGGCCGAGGTGCGCAAATACGACGCCGAAACCGGAGCAGTGCTTATCGAATCCGGCGCCATCAGCCCGCAGGAAGAGCGCGAGCGCGTGGCGGCGGACGAGACGAATGGCTACCACTCGCTGGACCTTGCCGACGACGACGCCGACGGCGTGCCTGACTCGGTGCCGGGCGCGCCGCCGCCCCTGGACGACGAACCGCAGGAAACCGACAATGCCTGACCTCGTTTCCCCTACCGGCCGCGAGGTGCCGCTGCGCCCCGTGCATGCCAACGTGGGAATCGAGGCGGCCTACCGCCGGCGTCTGGACCGCCTCATCGATGAGATGCAGCGGTCCCTGGTGTACTGGCTGACGGCGGCGTACCGGCGCAACGTGCCCGAGATCGCCCAGGACGAAAGCCCGGCCATGGCGCTGACCAAGATGATGCGCCGGCTCGCCAAGCAATGGCAGCGGCGCTTCGACGAGGCGGCCCAGCCGGTGGCCAGCGAGTTCGCCGAGACCTCGATGAGCGCTGCGGACATCTCGCTGCGCAACGCCCTGCGGCAGAAAGGGTTCAGCGTGCAGTTCCAGCTGACCCGAGCCGCCAACGACGTCTTCCAGGCCACCGTGCAGGAGAACGTCGGGCTGATCAAGTCGATCGCCGCCGAGCACCTGCAGGAGGTGCAGGGCATGGTCATGCGGTCTGTGACCCAGGGGCGAGACCTGGAAGGGCTGGTCGAGGACCTGCAGAAGCGGTACGGCGTCACCAAGCGGCGCGCGGCGTTCATCGCGCGCGACCAGAACAACAAGGCCACGGCCACCATCACGCGCGTGCGCCAGCAGGGCCTGGGCATCAAGCAGGCCAAGTGGCGGCACTCGCGCGGCGGCAAGCACCCGCGCAAGTCGCACCAGGAGGCCGACGGCAAGGTCTACGACGTGGACAAGGGCATGCTCATCGACGGCGAGTACATCCGCCCCGGCGAGCTGCCGAACTGCCGCTGCGTGGCCATCAGCATCATCCCGGGATTCGACCCATGACACAGCAGAACCACCACGGCCTGGCCTTCGACCGCGCCACCGTGCGCACGATCGACACTTATGGCCGGATGCACGTTGCCATAAGCAACATCAGCAAGGCCACAGTCAACCCGTACCGCGGCAACGAAATCCCGGACTGGGAAGCGCTTGGGCTCGACGCCAACCGCATCTACTTCCTGCTGCGTGACCCGCAGGAATTGGAAAAGGCGGCGCCGACCTTCAACGGCATCCAGTTACTGCACATCCACATTCCAGTGGATGCCAACCAGCCGCGCAAAGAGCGCGTGGTGGGCACCACCGGCACGGACGCCGCATTCCAGGCGCCGTACCTGAAAAATTCCCTCGTCGTATGGGACGCCATCGCAATCGCCGGCATCGACTCGGATGAGCAGAAGGAGCTTTCATGCGCCTACGGCTACCGGGCCGACATGACGCCCGGCGTCTATGAAGGCGTCGCATACGACGGGGTGATGCGAGACATCCGCGGCAATCACGTCGCGCTTGTCGAAGTGGGCCGCGCAGGCCCGGACGTCGTCGTAGGCGACAGCAGTACCCTCAACCCTTCGGAGATCCCGAAAATGAAACTGAGCAAAACCGCCGCCGTCGTCGCCGGGGCACTCGGGGCGCATATCCGGCCCCGGCTGGCCCAGGACGCGGCACTGGGCGACCTGACCCCCTTCCTCAAGGGCGTCAGCCGCAAGAGCCTGAAGTCGGAAGTGCCGCGCATCGTGCGCGCCATGCAGAACCACTTCAAGGGCAAGCTGGCGCAAGACGCCGACCTGGAAGACCTGAAAGAGGTCATCGAGGTGTTCACCGACCCGGCCGTCGCGCCCATCGGTGAAGACGAGGACGACGACACCGTCGAGCCCAAGCCGGTCGCCCAAGACGACGAGCTGATGGGCAAGATCCGCGAAATGCTCGGCGAGAAGTTGGGCCCGGAAGAAGCCGCTCGCGTCATGGCCGCCCTGGGCGAACCGCCGGCCGGTGCCGCTTCCGACGAACCGCCGCCCACGCCCGGCACGCCGCCGGCGCCGGTGACCAAACAGGCCATGGACCAGGCGCTGGCCAAGGCGCAGAAGGATGGCGAGCAGGCCGCCGTCAAGCGCTGGACCGAAATCCGCACCGCCGAGCAGGAATGCCGGCCCATCCTCGGCGAGATCGTCGCCCAGGACTCGGCCGAGGCGGTCTACAAGATGGCCCTGGACGCCAAGGGCGTTGACCTGACCGATACGCCGCCCTCGGCGTACCGCGCACTGGTCAAGATGGCCCTGGCGCAAGACCAGGCTCCCCAAACCCCGCGTGTGGCGATGGACTCGGCCGCTCAGAAGAGCTTCCGCGACCGCTTCCCGCACATTCCCAAGGCGATCTAATCATGGGCTTCCAGAAACAGGTTTACATCGAACCGGCTCTCGGCGTGGCCGGCGACTTTGCCAGCGCCAACCCCCGGGCCTCCGTGCTGGCAGGCCCCGGCGCCCTGGTGGCTGACACCGCTGGCGTGACGGTCGGGCGCTTCGCCTGGGCCGACGCCAACGGCAAGGTCACGAACGCCGGTTCCGGCGTGCCCTCGGGCTTCGTACACCGCGAGCAGCAGGGCGTCATCACCATCTGGTTGGGCGAGGCCACCATGCTCATCCCGGCCGGTCTGGGTGTCACCCTGCATGACGGCGGTGACTTCCTCGCGGCCACCAAGACCGTGGCGACCATCGGCCAAAAGGTGTTCGCGTCGAACACCGACGGTACGGTGTCCACGGGCGCGGCGGGCGACACCATCGCGGGCCACACCGAGACCGCCTGGAAGGTTGCCAGCGCTGGCGCGATCGGCGCGCTGATCAAAATGACCTCCACTTCCCTGGGGTAAAGCATGAAACGACATCAAGACATCCCGCTGCTGGAGAAGCATTTCGGCATCGTGTTCCCGGGCGCCATGGACTATCTGCCCGAAGAGTACCGCTCCGACTATGGCCTGGCCATGGACGCCGCCGGCCCGCTCGTGACGGTCAGCAACTCGGGCATCCCGAACTTCCTGCTCACCTACGTCGATCCCGAACTGGTGCGCGTTCTGACGACCCCGATGCAGGGCGCTGTGATCCTGGGCGAGTCGAAGAAGGGCGACTGGACCACCCTGAACACCGTCTTCCCGGTTGTGGAATCCACGGGTGAGGTGTCGTCCTACGGCGACTTCAACAACAACGGCCGCGCCAACGCCAACGCCAACTTCCCGCAGCGCCAGTCGTACCACTACCAGACGATGACGGAGTGGGGCGAGCGCGAGCTGGAGATGGCCGGCCAGGCGAAGATCAACTGGGCGTCGGAACTGAACATCGCGTCCGCTCTGGTGCTGAACAAGTTCCAGGACAACAGCTACTTCTTCGGCGTCGCCGGCCTGCAGAACTACGGCCTGCTGAACGATCCGAACCTGTCGGCGCCGATCACCCCGGGTGCCACCGGCACTGGCTCGGGGACGACCTGGGCCACGAAGGACGGCCAGGCCATTTACGACGACATTTCCCAACGCCTGTTCGCGCAGTTGGTCAGCCAGACGCGCGGCCTGGTCTCGCGGCGCGACAAGATGAAGCTGTGCATGTCGCCGGAGATCGAAGTCAACCTGACGAAGACGAACCAGTACAACGTCAACGTCGCCGACCTGCTGGCGAAGAACTTCCCCAACCTGACCGTCGTGACGGCCGTCCAGTATGCGACCGGCTCGGGGCAGTTGGTGCAGCTCATCGCCGACTCGATCGAAGGCCAGAACGTGGGAACGGCCGCCTTCACCGAGAAGATGCGCGCTCACAAGATCGTGGTCGAGACTTCGAGCTTCAAGCAGAAGAAGTCCCAGGGCACGTGGGGCGCCGTCATCAAGGTCCCCATGGCCATCGCCGGCATGATCGGCGTGTAAGCCAAGCCGTCAGCAATGAACAGGGGCGCCTCACCGGCGCCCCTTTCTATTCGAGGAAGAGAAATGTCGACCGTTACCGTAGCGTGCAAATTGCCCAATGGAGTGATCCTGGATATCCCGGGCGCTCCCTCCGTCCCCCTGAACGGTGCCAACCATCCTGATGCCATCGCGGGCCACGGCTTCACCGATGTTCCGGCCGACTTCTGGGAAGCCTGGACCAAGCTGTATCCAGATTTCCAGCCGCTCAAGAAGGAAATGATCTTCGCCCAGGGCAGCGAGCGAAGCGCCACCGCCAAGGCCAAGGAGCGCAAGGCCGAGAAGTCCGGTCTGGAAGGTCTGGACCCCGAAGCGCCCGCCGCCGGCATCAAGCCGGAGGACTACGAAGGCAAGAAGAAATAGGAGCGGCCCATGGCTGTCGTCGTCTTTGACCCTGCCGAGTTCCGGCAGATCTACCCGTCCTTCGCCACGCTCACGGATGCGCAGTTGAACCATGCCTTCAGCATGGCCACGCTGTACCTGAGCAACAAGGACAGCAGCGCGGTCTGTGACGTCGACGAGCGCAAGGTGCTCCTGTATCTGCTGACGGCCCACGTAGCGGCGCTGACCTATGGCGAGAACGGCCAGGGCCCGCGGCCGCTGGTGGGCCGCATCAGCAGCGCCACCGAGGGCTCGGTGTCGGTGTCGGCCGAGTACAACGTCGCGCCGGGCTCGGCGCAGTGGTACGCGCAGACCGGCTATGGCGCCCAGTATTGGGAGGCTACGGCCAAGTACCGGGTGGGGCGCTATCGGCCCGCACCGACCGGCTACGCGGTCCCTGTGGTGATTCCATGTCGACCATAGGGCTGAAGGGCGGCGATGCGCTTATGCGGCGCCTCAAGGAAATGGCAGACAAGGTGGGTGACGGCGGGACGCTCCGCACAGGATTCCTGGAGAACGCCACCTATCCGGATGGCACGCCAGTGGCCTATGTGGCGGCCATTCAGGAATTCGGTTCTCCCGAGAAGGGAATTCCCCCCCGGTCCTTTTTCCGGACGATGATCGCGGCCAAGCAGAAGGACTGGCCGCGCGCTTTGGGGGCTTTGGCCAAGAACAACGACTATGACATCGACAAGGCGCTTGGCCAGATGGGCGAGGGAATCAAGGGACAACTGCAGGAGTCCATCCGAGAGGTAGATGGCCCAGCCCTGTCGCCCGTCACGTTGCTATTGCGAGAGCGCTTTGGGAATCACCCTGAGGAAATCTCGTTTGCCGATGTACAGCAAGCGCGCCGCGATATCGCCAGCGGCGCCAAACCCAAGGTCACCGGGACTCAGGCCAAGCCCCTGGTCTGGACTGGCCACATGCTGGACTCGGTAGATTATGAGGTCGACACATGAATTTGCACGGAATCGCCGGCCCGATCATCGCCGCCGTGAACCCGATGATCGACGGCGCGCTGCGCGCCAGCGATGGCTACGAGATCGGCGCGGGACGCAAGCAGGTGCCGAAGTACAAGCCGGACGCGGCCGCGCGCCTGCAGGTGCAGCCGCTGAGCGGCAAGGACGTGGCTCACCTCGAGGCGCAGAACATCCAGGGTGTGCAGCGCAGCGTGTACATGTATGGCGACACGCAGGGCGTCGTCCGACCACTGGCCAAGGGTGGCGACCTGCTGGTCTTCGGCGGCCAGGTATGGCTGGTGATCGTGGTCTTCGAGACCTGGCCCGATTGGTGCAAGGTCGGTGTGACCCTTCAGATGGACGAGGCGCCATGAGCATCCCCGTTTCCCTCACCGAAGACGCGCTGGTCGACGCGCTGGGCGCGTTTGTCGAGGTCATCGTCGGCAACCAGGTTCCGGTGGTGCGCGGGCAGCAGAACCGCGTGCCGCCGCCGGCCGGGCGCTACGTGTACATCACGCCCATCCTGGCGCCTGCGCTGTCGCTTCCGCGCACCACCTACGAGGACGTGCCGAGCGCCGGCACCATGACGCTGACGCGGCCCACGCAGTGGAACGCCCAGGTCGATTGCTACGGCGACGGCGCGCAGGACATGGCCCTGGCCATCTGCATCGCGCTGCGCAGCTCCTACGGCTGCGACGCATTGAAGGCGAGCGGCGTGCAGCCGCTCTACACCGGCGACCCGCGGCAACTGCCGTTCATCACCGGCGAGGATCAGTACCTGGAACGCTGGTCGGTAGACGCGGTCCTGCAGTTCAACCCATCCATCACCGTGCCGCAGCAGTTTGCGGACGAACTTCACGTTGACTTCGTCGAGGTCGACACTACCTACCCTCCGGGAGCTTAAAGCTATGTCCATTCCCGCCAGTGAAATCGTCCAGCTCGTCCCTGGCGTGATCGGCGCCGGCGGATCGGCGCTCGACCTGAACGGCCTGATCCTGACCACCGATACGGCTGTGCCGGTCGGAACCGTCCAAAGCTTCGCCACGGCGCGCGATGTGGAGCGCTTCTTCGGCGCCACCTCGACCGAGGCGACGCTGGCCGGCATCTACTTCAACGGCTTCGACAACTCGACGCGCAAGCCGGGCAACCTGCTGTTCGCGCAGTATCCGACCGAGGCCGTGGCCGCCTACGTGCGAGGCGGCTCCATGGCGTCGACCACGCTGGCGCAGCTGCAGGCCCTGACGGGCGTCCTGACGGTCAGTGTCGATGGCACCCCGAAGACGTCCAGCACGATCAACCTGTCGGCCGCCACCAGCTTCTCGAACGCCGCTTCGATCATCCAGGCCGCGTTCACTTCGTTCGGTGCGTCGTGCACCTATGACGCCCAGCGCGCCGCCTTCGTGATCACCTCGGCCACCGATGGCGCTTCCAGCACCATCAGCTACGGCAGCGGCACGATCGCGGCCGGCCTGAAGCTGACGCAGGCCACCGGCGCGGTGCTGTCACAGGGCGCCGCCGCCGGCGTGCCGGCCACGAACATGAGCGCGATCACGGACATCACCCAGAACTGGGCGTCGTTCATGACCACGTTCGAGCCGGACACCGACGGCAAGGTCGCCTTCTCGGCCTGGACGAACAGCCGCGGCAATCGCTATGTCTATGTGGGCTGGGACACCGATGTGGCGGCCACGCAGCAGGGAAATACCACCAGCTGGGCTGCGCGCATCGCGGCGAACGAATACTCGGGCTCCGTGCCCGTCTACCAGGACATCCAGCATGCGGCCTTCGTGCTCGGCACGGTGGCGTCGATCGACTTCTCGCGCACCAATGGCCGAATCACGCTGGCTTTCAAGAGCCAGTCGGGCCTGACGTTCTCGGTGACCGACGCCACGACCGCGCAGACGCTGATCGACAACGGTTACAACTTCTATGGCGACTACGCGACCAGCAACGACCAGTTCCGCTTCTTCTACCCCGGGCAGATCAGCGGCAACTGGAAGTGGATCGACGTCTATGTGAACCAGATCTGGCAGAACGCTGCCTTCCAGCAAGCGCTGATGACGCTGCTCACGCAGGTGAACTCGATCCCCTACAACCTGGACGGTTACACGCTGATCGATGCGGCCTGCCTGGATCCGATCAATGCGGGCGTGAACTTCGGCGCTATTCGCGCCGGCGTGACGCTGTCCGCGCAGCAGAAGGCCCAGGTGAACAACCAGGCCGGCGTGGACATCGCGGAAACGCTCCAGACCCGCGGCTGGTACTTGCAGATCAAAGACGCCACGCCGCAGGTGCGCGAAGCGCGCGGCACGCCGCCGATGACGTTCTGGTACATGGACGGCGGCTCCGTCCAGCAGATCACTCTGGCCTCCCTGGCCGTCCTGTAAGGGCTACACATCATGACGACTTTGACCAGTGCCAATTCCGTCCTCATGCTGGGCGTGGGCACCGTGTTCGCGGCGCCCCGCAAGATCGAGGGTTACGCCACGGACGACGCATTCGCGTTCGACGCGGTGCAGCTCGCCCAGGCGGTGATGGGCGTGGACGGCTACATGTCGGCCGGCTACACGCCGCAGCCTGTCATCCAGACCATCACGATCCAGGCCGACTCGCCCTCGAAGGGCCTGTTCGAAGCCTGGATCGCGGCGATGAAGACGTCGCGCGAGGTGTTCTATGCCAACGGCTCGCTGGCCATTCCTTCGCTGGAGCGCAAATATACGCTCCAGCGTGGGGTGCTGACTCAAGCGCCGCCGGTGCCGACCGCACGCGCCATCCTGCAACCCATGACGTTCCAGATCACCTGGCAAGACGTCAGCCCGTCGGCGGTGTGACATGGCGCGAAAACAGAAGACCATCACCATCAGCGCGCCGGGACGGGACAAGGGCAAGGCGTTCTTGATAACCGAGCTGTCGGCGGCCGACGCCGAGGAGTGGGCCGGCCGCGCTATGTTCGCGCTGATGAATGCGGGGGTCGAGATCCCCGACAACATCGCGCAGTCCGGTCTGGCCGGGATGGCCTCGATCGGCCTGAAGGCGCTTCAAACCCTGAAGTTCGAACAGGCGAAGCCGCTTTTCGACAAGATGATGGAGTGCGTCGAGTTGGACATGGGCCGCGCCGGCACGCGGCGGCTGGACGACGACGACATCGAGGAAGTGGCCACGCGCCTGCTGCTGCGCCGCGAGATTGTGGCGCTGCACCTGGATTTTTCGCAAGCCGCCGGCCAATCGACTTCGGCGTCCAGCCCTGGCACGGCGGCAACCACCGGCTGATCAGCTACGCCAATGTGCCGCCCAACATCGCCGCGGTCATCTCCCGGCACCCGCACATGCTGCATGACCTGCAGACCGTGTATGGGGCTGAGGATCTCTACAACCTGCTTGAGGTGATCGCGGTGGACGCGCACAACAGGCGCGTGCTGTCCGAAGTGAGGAAGTAGCAATGGCCACCATTCTGGATGCCCTGTTCGTCGAGCTGAAGCTGAACGCCAAGGGGTTCAAGCAGGGCGTGGCCGAGGTCGACCGTTCGCTGAAGCACACGACGGAGGAATCCGGCCGTGCCGCGCGGACGATGGAGGCCAACGGCAAGCAAGCGGCCATGTTCTTCAGCCGCATGCGCAACGAGGCGCTGGCGCTGCTGGCGGTGTTCACGGCCGGGATGGGCCTGAAGAACTTCACCGCGAACACCATCAGCGGCGCCGCCGGCCTCGGGCAGATGTCCAAGAACCTGGACATGAGCACCGAGCGCTTGCAGGCTTGGCAACGAGCCGCCGAGCGCGCGGGCGGGTCGGCGGAGGGCATCACCGCCCAGCTGCGCCAGTCGGCCAGCGAGGTGGCGAAGTTCCGCCGCGGTATGTCCGCCGAGACGCTGCCGGCTTTCTTCCAGTTCGGTGGCAAGGTCGAAGACTTGAAGGACGGCAACAGCTACCTGCTGGCGCGCTCGCGCATCGTGTCGGAGATCTACAAGACCGATCGGGCCCGCGCCGCCCTAGCAGCCCAGATGATGGGCATTTCGGACGACCAGTTCGACCTGATCAAACAGGGGCCGGCCGCCATTCAGCAGCTTGTGCTGGCGCAGGAAAAGCGCTCTGCCATCTCGTCGAAGGACGCCCAGGACGCCCAGCGGTTGCGCAACATCTACCTGGATCTGCGCGACACCTTCGAATCGGTGGGCACCAAGGTGCTGATCGCGCTGATTCCCACCTTCGAGAAGCTGCTGAAGGCCGCTCAGAAGGTCGGCGACTACTTCCTGGAAAATCGGCAGCAGATCGTGCAGTGGATAGATCGAGCTGTCGACGGCCTGGGCAACCTGGTAGAGAAGGCAGACCAGGCCGCCCAGGCAGTGGGCGGATGGAAGAACGTGCTGATCGGCCTGGCGGCCCTGAAGCTGCTGTCGATCGTGGCGCCCATGGCATCCCTGGCGACCGCACTGGCGTCGATTGGCGCGTCGCTGGGGGTGATCGGTGGCGCTTCGGGCGCGGCCGGCGTCGCGGCGCTGGGGACGATTGCCACGGTCGCGGGTGGCGTGGCCCTGGCCACCTACAGCAAATCGCTCAATCAGGGCGAGGGAGCGCAGTTGGATGCCCTGAACAATCCGGCCTACCAGAGCGGCAACAAGGCCGCTATGGATGCAATCAAGTTCTTCGAGGGGAAAGGCTATTCGCGCGAGCAGGCGGCCGGCATCGTGGCCAATCTGATGGCCGAAAGCAACCTGAACCCGAAGGCGGTGGGCGACAACGGGCAGGCTGTTGGCATCGGTCAGTGGCATCCCGTGCGCCAGGCTGACTTCAAGAAGGCGTTCGGCACCGATCTGAAGGATGCGACGCTGGCCCAGCAGTTGGCGTTTGTGGACTGGGAGCTGCGCAACACGGAGCGCACGGCCATGGAAAAGCTGCAGGCGGCCAAGACGCCGCAGCAGGCCGGCGATGCCGTGTCGCGCTACTACGAGCGACCGAAGGACAAGGACGGCGAGGCCGAGAAGCGCGCGGCGGCGGCCGGCGCGTTGTATGGCGCCGCGCATATCGCCAGCATGGAGGCGGCGGCGGGGTCTTCGACCGCTGCGGCTGCCCAAGCCGCGCCTGTGATTGCGCAGGCCGGTGCGAAGCCGTTGCCGCTGAACACCGAGAACAACCACGAGGTCAACATCAACGGGCCGGTGACGATTCACACGCAGGCGACCGACGGTCAGGGCATTGCTCGCGACCTGGGCGCGCTGGGTGGGAGTCAGAGCTTGGTCAACCAGGCGAATACAGGGACTTTCTGATGCCGCTGATCGAATTTCCGAACGTGCCGCAGGTGCCGGGTGTGCCGGCGGTGCTGCGCGGGCTGACGATCCCGTCGCTTGGTGAGCTGGCCAACCTTGGCCTGGGCGCTATCGCCGCGCTGATCTTCGGCATCCCACGCTGGGGGCTGTATGACCAGGATGGTCAGCAGGTCCTTCTGTTCGACACCTTCCTGGGAATCCGCTTCCGCAACGGGTCGCGGATCTCGAGCTTCCCGGTGGAGCAGGGCTCGTTCTCGTCGTTCAACAAGGTGGACACGCCGTTCGACGCCATGCTGCGGTTTGCCCTAAGCGGCGACACGGCATCGCGCGGTGCGCTGCTGAACACCCTGGAGGCGTTGAAGGGGAGCGTCGACCTGTTCTCGGTGGTGACGCCAGAGATCGTCTATCCGTCGGCCAACGTGGTGGCGTATTCCTACGAGCGGAACTCGCGCTCCGGGCCCAGCCAGCTGATCGTGGATCTGTACGTCGAGGAAGTGCGGCAGACGGCGCAGGCAGCTTTCAACAGCACCGCGGAGCCGGACGGCGCCGGCGAGCAAAACAACGGGCAGGTGCAGAGCTTTCCGCTCGGCACCGAGCCTGGCGAGCCGTTGATTCTGACGACGGAGTTCCAATGAGGAAAATCCCTTTGCGCGCCGTGCCGGCGCAGGCCTGCAGCGTGGTGCTGGGGGGCCAGAACTGTCAGGTCAGCGTCTATCAGAAGTCCACGGGGGTATACCTCGACCTGCAGGTGAATCACGAACCGGTCGCCATGGCGGTGCTTTGCCATGACCGCGTCTGGCTGATCCGCGAAACCTACAGCGGTTTCGTGGGCGACCTGAGCTTCGTCGACACCCAAGGGCGAGATGACCCCGTCTACACCGGTTTCGGGGGACGGTTCCAGCTGATGTATCGAGAAAGCGCAGACCTATGAGCTTCGTCAAACGCCGGATCGACGTGACGATCAACCTAGCCGAGGGTCAGTTCGGTGACAATGCCGGCCCCGCTGTCACTCTGTCTGGATACCGTGTGCAGGCAGCCGTCGTGGCCTACAACGGGGACGCGCAGGCCCAGCTGCAGCTGCGCATTTTCGGCCTGTCGCAGGACATGATCAACAAGCTGACGGTCATCGGGCCCATCCTGACCGAGCGCCAGAACAACCGAATTCTGATCGCCGCCGGCGATGTTGGTGGTGACGCGCTGACGGTCGTCTACGAAGGCACGATCGCTCAAGCATGGGCGGACTACAACCAGGCACCGGAGGTGGTGTTCAACGTCTTGGCCCTTTCCACCGCCTTTGAGGCCGTGCGGCCGGTCGCGGCGCGAAGCTACCGCGGTGCTATTCAGGCTGCGGTGGTGGCGCAGGACCTGGCCAAGGCCATGAATCTGGCCTTCCAGAACAACGGCGTGGATGTGGCGCTGTCCAATCCGTATTTCCCTGGAACTGCGCTGGACCAGCTGAAAGCTTGCGCTCGTGCGGCCCGGTTCAACTACACGGTCGACCGTGGGATTTTGGCGATTTGGCCGCAGGCCGGCGCACGCGCCGATGAGCCCGTGCTGATCCAGGCTGGCGACAACTTGGTGGGTTACCCGACCTTCACCGGCGGCGGCGTGGAGTTCACCGTGCTCTACACCCCACAACTGGGGCTCGGAAACCGCGTTCAGGTAATTTCGGTCATCGAGGCGGCCCACGGCGAATGGACGGTAGTGAGCCTCGTGCATCAGCTTGAGGCGGAGGTCCCGGGCGGCGCCTGGGTGTCAAGAATCTTGTGCCAGAGGCCGGCAAATGGCTGATCCTCAATTCGGGTACCGTGGGCAGGCCCCGGCCGGCGTCGGTGCGCAGGACTTCGGCGCGGTCAGCTTCCTGGTATCGCAGATGCTGAACCGGCTGAACACCTGCACACTGGTGCGCGTGATGGCGGTCACGAACAACGGCGGGGTGTCGCCGGTCGGCTTCGTCGACGTGCAGCCGCTGGTGAACCAGCTGGATGGGAACGGGAATGCGGTGCCGCATGGCCAGTTGTTCCAGCTGCCGTATTTCCGGCTGCAGGGCGGCACCGACGCGGTGATCCTCGACCCCAAGGTCGGGGACATCGGCATGGCGGCATTCGCCAACCGGGACCTGTCGGCAGTCAAGGCCAGCAAGCAGCAAGCGAACCCCGGGTCCTGGCGGACGCACGACATGGCCGACGGCCTCTACTTCGGCGGCCTGCTCAACGGAGCGCCGGTGCAGTATGTGCAGTTCACCGAAGGCGGTATCAATGTGGTGTCGCCTTCCAAAGTGACAGTGGTGGCGCCCAGCGTCGAGGTGAACGCCAGCGAGCAGTGCGCCCTGAATTCGCCTCAGATCGTACTGAATGGAACTGTGCAACAGGGTGCCGGCTCATACGGCGGCACCTCGACCTGGCAGGGCAACATGGAAACGCTCGGCACGCTGCGCAACAACGGCAAGGACGTCGGCTCGACGCATACACACCCCGGCGTGCAGACGGGCCCCTCGAACACCGGGACACCGAACCCATGAATACGCTGCTACTCGATCGCACCGCCTGGGATCTTGTCCTGGATGCGGCCGGCAACATCGCGATGGCATCGAACCCCTACGCCGTGGCCCAGGACGTCGCCAGCGCCATCAAGCTGTTCCGCGGCGAACTGTTCTACGACACGGCCAAGGGCATACCGTACTGGACCGAGGTGCTGGGCCAACTGCCGCCCCTGGCGCTGGTGCGCGAACGGCTGCGCGCCGCGGCCCTGACCGTGCCAGACGTGGCTGATGCCGTACCAACCATCACCGCATTCGAGAATCGCCGCCTGAGCGGCTATGTCGAAGTCACGCTGACCAACGGCACGACGTCGACCATCACTTTCTAGGGACCCCATGGCTACCTCCCAAGTACCGCGCGTGCAGTTCACGCCGGAAGGCCTCGTATTGCCTCAAGAATCCGAGATCCTGGCCGGCGTGCTGGCGGACATGGACAGCGCCTTCGGTGGGGGTCTGAACAAGAACCTGGAGACGCCCCAGGGCCAGCTGGCCAGCACCACCACGGCAGTTATCGGTGACAAGAACAGCGAGTTCGCCTCGTATGTGAACCAGGTGGACCCCGCCTTCGCCGCCGGCCGGATGCAGGACGCCATCGGGCGCATCTACTTCCTGGACCGCAAGCCCGGCACGGCCACCACCGTGGTTGCGACGTGCATGGGGCTGACGGGCGTCACTATCCCGGTGGGAGCGCGAGCGCAGGCGGTCGACGGCAATATCTACCTGTGCACGCAGGCCGGCACCATCCCATCCTCGGGCAGCATCGACCTGCCGTTTTCTTGCTCGGTCAACGGTCCGATCAGCTGCGCGGCCGGCACGTTGAACCAGATTTATCAGGCGATCCCAGGCTGGGACTCGGTCTTGAACGCGGACGCGGGCACCGTGGGCAGCAATGTGGAGTCGCGTGCCGAGTTCGAAGAGCGCCGGCGCCAGTCTGTGGCTATCAACGCCCGAAGCTCGCTGCAGTCCATCTACGCTGCCGTGGCAAACCTGGACGGCGTCATCGACGTCTACGTGACGGAGAACAACCTGTCCATCGCCCAGACCATCGGCGGCGTGTCGCTCGTGCCGCATTCCATCTGGGTGGCGGTGGTGGGCGGCGAGGCGGCGGATATCGCCATGGCTATCTGGCGCAAGAAGAGCAATGGCGCCGATTACAACGGGAACACCTCCTACACGGTCGAGGACAAGGATGGCTACGCCTATCCATATCCTTCCTACGTTGTGGAGTGGGAAACGCCCGTCGCGCTGCCCGTGAAGTTCGCGGTGCAGTTGGCCAATAACCCATCGCTGACGTCGAACATCGTGGACTTGACCAAGCAGGCCATCATCGATGCTTTCAACGGCGCCGACGGCGGCCAGCGCGCGCGGATCGGCTCGATCATATACGCGAGCCGGTTCTATGCCCCCATCTCGCTACTAGGCCCGTCGGTGTCGATCCTCTCCTTGTTGCTTGGGGACACCACGCCGACGGCTCCCAGTATGACGGTGCCCATCAACCGTCGACCGACCATCTCGGTCGACGATATCACGGTGACCTTGGTATGAGCGTGCAACCGAAACCAGGGCTGGTGGCGCGGACCATCATCAGCCAGTACGCGAACAGCCCGACGCTTGTCCAGTTGGCCAACAACATGGACGACTACATCAACCCAGACACGGATTTCGATGCCTTCTACAACTTCGTCTGGAACGTGGAGACGGCGCAGGGCTTCGGGCTGGACATCTGGGGCAGGATCGTCGGCATCGGGCGCATGCTAACCGTTCCCGGGGATGTGACCTATCTAGGGTATGAGGAGGCCATTAGCTGGCAGCCCTTCAACCAGGCGCCTTTCTACACGGGCGCGCAGGCAACTCAGACATACCGCCTCGCCGATGACGCCTACCGCAAGCTGATCCTCGTCAAGGCACTGGCCAATATCTCGGATTGCACGTCGCCCAGTCTCAACCGGCTGCTTTCAAACCTTTTCGAAGGCCGCGGCCGTTGCTACGTGTCCGATACCGGGAGCATGGAGTTCCGATATGTGTTCGAGTTCGCGCTGGAGCCGTACGAGATCGCCATCTTGACCCAATCCGGAGCGATTCCTAAACCGGCGGCAGTGCTGGCCAACGTTCTTCAGGTCGATCTGCCGACCACCTTCGGTTTCAACGAGGGGCTGATGCAGCCCTTTGGATCCGGCGTTTTCTTCACTTCTTCGGGACTCATCCATGCAAGCTAGCAATTCACCCAGGAAATCGGGCGTTCCGTTTGCCAACAGCGGCACCAAGAACACCATCCCCGTCGCGTCCCAGATTGGTGTCACGCCTGGCGCCGCGTCGTTTACCGATGGGTTTCCGCCGCTCACGATGACGCCCCTGGCTGCGGGCGGCGTGCCGCCCTATGGCGCCGATTTCAATGGAATCCTGAACTTTCTCAGTGATGCCACGCGCTGGGCTCAGGCCGGCGGCGGCTACACCTACGACGCGGCATTCTCGGCGGCGATCGGGGGGTATCCGAATGGAGCAATCCTTGCCCGAGCCGATCGGACGGGGTTCTGGCAAAGCACGGTCGACAACAACACGACGAATCCGGACGCGGGTGGCGCCGGCTGGGTGAATCCGATCGCCGGCGCGCTACTGCGCACCTCTGTCTACCGCATCATCAGCGGCACGCAGCAGGTCAGCGTCAACGGTGGTGCGTTCACGACGACGGGCGCGACCACGTTTTCGACGCTGGCCGCTACGGCGAGAAGTGAGATTCAGGTACAAGGCGGCGGTGGGGCGGGGGGGAGTTCTGGCGGGACTAATGCGAGCACTGTCGCGGCGGGAGGCGGAGGTGGAAGCGGAGGGTATGGCATGTCCACCGTGCTGGGCCCCATTACCGCCGTTGCTGTGACCGTAGGAGCTGGTGGCTCGCCTGGGATAGCGGGCATCGTGAACGGGGGGAATGGCGGTTCGACATCGGTGGGTTCGCTGCTAACTGGCGGCGGCGGGTCCGGCGGCCCGGGCGGATCGCCTGTCTCGTCTTTCCCTGGCATGACTAATGCGGGCGGGCCGGGCACATCAACCAACGGCAACATGATCGCGAATGGTGGCGCCTATGGGGGCCTCGGCCTCGCATTTAACCTGGGCGGCGTAGCGAGTGGAAATGGTGCTTCGAGCGTATTCGGCGGTGGTGGTGGGCAGGCCAGCGTTTCCGACGGGGATCCCGCCAAAGCATATGGCGCTGGCGGCGGCGGCGGAGCCACGGCACCGAACAACGGTGCTGGGCGCCAAGGCGGAGCCGGCGGCCCTGGCATAGTGATTATTCGGGAGTATGCATGATGAAGACGTATGCAAGAATTGACAATGGCGTTGTCATGGAGATCATTACGCCGCTGACATACGATGATGGAACGGAGATTCCGATAGAAGCCCGCTTTCCGTCGGATTTCGTCCGAACATTGGTTGACGTTTCAAACGTGGACCCAATGCCCGGAGATTGGTGGTTGTATGACGGGGATAAGTTCGCTCCACCGGACTTCTACTAATCTTTCCCCACCGCAACCGGCTGCTTGTATTTCGTCACTCTGACGGATTCTAGTGTGAAGCTATTTCCCTGCAACACGGAAGGAACAAGCAAAAGTTCCTTCGCATCGCCATCGATATAAAATACAAGGCGTTCTTTGAACCACAGCCGCGGGGTTCGGTAGTGATGTGAATCCGAAAGGTTAGGGCTCTCGGCGGTCATCCAGTGTATGGTTGTGTAGTCGGATGGCGCCCCGCCTCGTATGCTGACGGAAACCCTGGTGATTGCGGCATCCTTTCTCTCGCCCGGTCTTACTATAAAAATTCCCGGGTCGGCGCTGTTCTGAAAGCTCCCATTCTCGTCTGTGGGTTTGCTATTCCACACTTCCATTTGCGAAGGCTTGTATGTGTCATCCGCTACGACATCTGCATTGGAAAGGTTCTCTATCGTGGTGTGTGCATATTTCCCAAGCCTATATTCCGACATGTCTGTCGGGACGCGCGAGGGAAAAACATAAACGCTATAAAATATCCAGGCTGCATAGGATATGGTCAGATAGAACAAGAGCGCATGGCCCACCCTATGAATCGCTCCCTTCCCGAGGTCCAACTCCACCACTGATGGACTGGAAGCTCGTGTTAGGAGCAGGCCACCAGCAATGATGACATAAGGCGCGGCAAGGACCGCGTAGCGTGGAAGTCCGTGAAAGATGACGTTTGGCAGCACGATTATTAGCGGTATGGCCGCGATCAGCGTCCATTGAGGTATCCGCTTTCTTACAAGCCACGGAGTGGCGATCATCGCAGGAACCAAAAATAGCAACTGGCAGATGAATGCGGCTCTCTGGAGAAACTTCCCCGGGTGTGTGAGATTTTCGTCCCAGACATCTCCCCACATGTTGTTCATATAGCCGAACAAGCGCCACCGAATGTATGCACTCGGAGATGCCGAGTAGTTTCCTGAAACGACATCGGCAAGCTTTTTTCCGTTCGTATCAGCCATGTCTAAGAAATATGGCACGGCTCCCCATATCTGAGGTCCAGTTGAGGCTTGCGTCAACGGGATAAAGCTACCGAACACGGCAAAATTTCGAATCCACCAAGGCGCCATGCAGAGCACAAAGCCACCAACGAATGCTCCGCCAAGCTTGGCTAGCTCTCCCTTCTGCCGCGTGTATACGGCGAGATAAATTGAGCCAAGGATGAGAAACAGCACGGCCTGGGCACGGACGTGGGTGGATGCCGCCAGAATGACCCCGGCTGCGGCCAAGATCCATGCTTTACGACCCTGTGCCCCTGCGAGAAATAAGTAGACCGTGCCGAGGAACAGCGCCATGAACAGTTGCTCGGTCAGCAGGCGGTCGTTGTTGTACAGAAAGCCTGGGTAGACCGCAGCGACGGACAGAGCGACAACTAGACCGATGCGCGAAACGTTTAGCAGTCTTAGTAGTTTATATATGAGCCAGAAGGAAAATATGCTCAGGGTGACGTTAGACACAAGAACGTTTCTCGGGTCTTCTCCAAACAGTTCATATATGGCTGCAATATAGATAGGGAACCCGGGCGATAGATTCGCGGTCGGAATTATTTTCGCCGTACCATTGAACATATCGCCCGTCACGTCGCGTGTGAACGCGTGATGATGCAGCAGATTGAGCGCGCTGAAGTGATAGGTTTCTTCGTCGCCCGGGGCTATCTTGCGCTCCATGTTGGGAACGCCAACTCGCAGTGCAATGGCGACGAGAAAGATAATTCCAACAAGAGGGGCGGCCCAATGATATTTGTTTAGCACTTGCGTGAACCTGCTGCTTATCGATTTTTATGAAAGAATTTTTGGAGTATAGCCCGCCCGCCCCGGCGGGTTTTTTTACGTCTGAAGGGGACGCGATGTTGTCGCTTCAAAGGAGTTTCCATGGCTGACGAGCATCTGTCCGACGCCTTCATCAAGTCGCTGCACGCTCGAGTCGTGCAAATCGAGGCAGACATGGCAGCGAACACACAAGCCACCGCCCGCAATACCGAGTCGATCGAAACGATTAGGCAGAACACGCAGGACATCGTGGACACCTTTCAGGCGCTGGCGGGCGGGTTCAAGGTGCTTCAAGGTCTCGGTCGCCTTGCGCGTCCTCTTGCCTACATCGTGGGGCTGGTGACTGCCGTAATCACCGCCTACTCTGCCTGGAGGGGCATTAAATGAAGCTGGGTACGAAAATCGCGGGTGGCGCGGCCACGCTGGTTGCTTCTGGCGTTCTGGCGCTGTTCTCGCCGACGCTGCAAACCTTTCTCGGCAAGTGGGAAGGCGAGGGGCAGAACGTTGTCTATGCGGACAAGCTGGCCGGCGGCTTGCCCACGGTTTGCAAGGGCATCACCAAGCACACCAGCCCGGAGCCGCTGGCGGTTGGCGATTACTGGGCGCCGGAGCGCTGCGAGCAGATCGAGCGCATTGTGGTGACCAAGGGCCAATTGAAGCTCGCGGACTGCATTGACGTTGCCATCAGCCAGCCGATTTTCGACGCCCTGAGTAGCCACTCCCACAACTTCGGCACGCCCAGCACCTGCGCGAGCCGTGCGGTGGGCCTGATCAACGCCGGCCGGCTGCGAGAGGGCTGCAATGCCCTGGCCCACGCGCCGAACGGCTCCCCTGTCTGGTCCTTTGTCACGGACGCCAAGGGCGCCAAGGTCTTCGTGCCGGGCTTATACAACCGGCGTCTGGATGAGGAACGGCTATGTCTATCGGGGTTGAAATGAACCCGTTCCTGCGCATGGCGCTTCCCTGGATCGGCGGCGCGGCGGTGGTGCTGGTGCTGGGCGCGGGCGTGGTGCTGTACGGCGCCAGCCGGGAGGCCGCCGGCGTCACCAAGGAGCGCGCCCGCGCCGAGGCCGCTCAGCGCGCCATCACCGAAGCCTACCAACTGGAGAAAGACCGTGCTGATGCCCAATACCGTGGTGCCGTCCTGGCGCGCGAAGCTGCGAAAGCTGGCCTGGCTGCTGCCCTTGCTGACCTTGACCGCGTGCTCCGCGCCGCCGGCCGTGATCCCGCGAATCCCCGAGCCGGCCGCCGACCTGATGAGACCGGCCCCGACTGGATCGGAGGTTTTGCAGCGTGCTACGCGGAATATGGAGACCTGGCTGCCGACGCCGCAGGCTGGGCCGACCAGGTGAACGGCCTGCAGGGCTACATTCGCGGGCTGCGCGGCGCCAAGCCCTAGACCGCGTCCGCCCGCTTGGCCGACCAGAACCAATGCGTGTGTTTGGCTCGCTTGGCCTTCTGACGCCGGAAGGTGAGCCTCACGCGGCCGGCGTGGCCGGCGTCGATCTCGACCAGATGGTCGCGGTCCTCGGCAGTGGCCGCTGGCGGCAGGGTGAGGGCGGCCTGGGCCACGTACTGGCCGGGGACCCGTTCGAGGATTCCGTTGTCTTCCATGGTCGTCTCCTATCAGGACGCGGCGCGTAGGGCCGCCAGGGCGTTGCGGGCGGTGCCAGCCGCCTCGACGTCGGCGCCGCGGCACGCCAGCAGGTGGTCGGCCCATAGCGCCAGCGCCTCGCGCCGCTCCTTCCAGTAGCTGTACTGGTCGTAGATCCCCTCCACACCCTTGAGCTTGTGATTCAGGCACATCTCCGAAATGTCGCGGTCGACGCCCAGGGCGCGCATGTGCGATTTCGCGGTCGATCGTAGGTCGTGGGGGGTGAAGGGCCGCACGTTGGGTTTGGCGTTCTCGAACCAGTAGCCGATGGCACCCCAGACGGCATCCTTGCCGATCGGGGCATCGCCGCCGCCCTTACGCAGGCGCGCCACCGAGCGCGCCGGCACGATGTAGCGGGAGTCCAGCGCCAGCGCGTCCAGCTCGCGGAACCACTCCACGACAGGCTGCGCCAGGGGGATGTCCATGGCGGGCCCGGTCTTGGACGCGGGGATATGCCACAGGCCGGCGCCCAAGCGCTTTACCGTGTGCTGGTCGACGCGCACATGCTCGCGCAGCGCGGTGGTGAACTCGGACACCCGCACGCAGGTGGCCAGGATGATCCAGACGCTGAGCTGGTTCTGGCGGTTCATACCGGCGGCGCGCATGACCACGGCCAGCTCGTCGTCGGTCAGCATCAGGCGTACCTTGGCCTTGGGCCGCTTGCCGATCAGGGATTCCAGGCTGATGCCCATGGCTGGGTTGACCTGGATGATGTGCTGCCCGGCGGCGTGCTTGAACAGCTCGCGGGTGACGATGTACAGCGCCTCCGTCTCGCGCCAGCCCGCGGCGGTGGCGAACCCGTCCTTCGTCTTGCGGATGAGATCGATGACCTCGCCAGGCGCGAGGGCATCCACGGCGCGGCCGCGCCAGTCCTTTTCGATCCGGCGCAGCTGGCGCTCGTACAGCTTCTGGCTATTGGGCGCCAGATGGCGGAGCACCTTGGCGCGGTAGTCGTCGACCAGCCAGTCGATGGTCTTGGCAGCGCGGGCCTTCTGCTTGGCCTCGCGTTTCTCGGCGGCCGGGTCTTTGCCGGCGTCGATCATGGCGCGCAGTCGGCTGGCCTCCTTGCGCGCTTCGGCCAGGGTGATATCCGGGTAGTTGCCGATGGTGGCCTCGGCGCGCCGGCCGGGCATGCGGTAGCGCAGCACCCAGGCCGCGGTTCCCGCCTTGGAAAGGGTGAACGTCAGCCCGCCGCCGTCGGACTTGGCCAGGGGCGCGCCGGCGCGGATCCAGCTCTTGATCTGGATGTCGGTCAGCAGGCCCTGCAATACACGCTTGGTCGCCATGGTTCCCTCGGTTTGGGTAGCTGGGCGGTTTGGCTACCCACCTAGCTACCCATTTTTTGTGAGCTGGGAGGATAACGCCTGAGAAGCCAAGAAACAAAGCCGCAAGGATTTATGCGGCTTTCAGAGGGGCGGTGATAGGTGGTGAGAAGTCCGGAGCATCAGACCAAGATTATGTCGTATTTTTCCTGCGAGTATGTGTTCTCCACTTCCAGCGACACGCGCTTGCCCACGAAGTCGCCCAGCATCGCCAGGTGCTGGCTTTCCTCCTCCAGGAACAGATCCACGACGTCCTGCGACGCCAGGATGCGGAATTCCTTGGGATTGAACTGGCGCGCTTCGCGCAGGATCTCGCGCAGGATCTCGTAGCAGACCGTGCGCGGCGTGCGCACGTTGCCGCGCGACTCGCACATGGGGCAGGGCTCGCACAACTGATGCGCCAGCGAATCGCGGGTGCGCTTGCGCGTCATCTCCACCAGGCCAAGCTGAGTGAAGCCGTTGACCGTCATGCGGGTACGGTCGCGCGCCAGCGCCTTTTTCAGTTCGGCCAGCACGGTCTCGCGGTGCTCCTGTTCCTCCATGTCGATGAAGTCGAGGATCACGATGCCGCCCAGGTTGCGCAGCCGCAGCTGGCGGGCGATGGCCTGCGCCGCTTCCAGATTGGTCTTGAAGATGGTGTCGTCGAAGTTGCGGCCGCCAACGAAGCCCCCTGTGTTGACGTCGACCGTGGTCAGCGCCTCGGTCTGGTCGATGATCAGGTAGCCGCCCGACTTCAGGTCGACCCGGCGCGACAACGCCCGCGCGATCTCTTCATCGACATTCGCTGTATCGAACAGGGGGCGCTCGCCGCTGTAGTGCTGGATGCGATCAACCACGGATGGCGTATAGATGCGCGCCCATTCCAGCATTGCCGCGGTCGTGGTGCGGGAATCCACCAGGATCGCGCCGGTGCTCGGGCCGACCATGTCGCGCAGCACCCGCTGCGCCAGCGTCAGATCCTGGTGCAGCAGTGCCGGCGCAGGCTGGGTGCGGGCGGCCGCCTGTACGCTGGTCCACAGCTTGCGCAGGTATTCCAGGTCGGCCGCAAGCTCCTCGTCATTGGCGCCCTCGGCCTGCGTGCGCACGATGAAGCCGCCTTTCTCTTCGGCCGGCATCAGCGCCTGCAGGCGTTCCCGCAGTTGGATGCGCTCGGACTCCGAATCGATCTTCTGCGAAATACCGATGTGCGGATCATGTGGCAGGTACACCAGCATGCGGCCAGCCATGCTTATCTGCGTCGACAGCCGCGCGCCCTTGGTGCCCAGGGGATCCTTGACCACCTGGACCATGATGGTCTGCCCCTCGAACAGCAGCTTCTCGATGGGCGTGGGCGTCAGGCCCTGGCTGCGCTCGCTCCGGTTCTCGCGCAGGTCCGCGATATGGATGAAGGCGGCCCGCTCCAGGCCGATGTCGATAAAGGCGCTCTGCATGCCCGGCAGCACCCGGACCACCCGTCCCAGATAGATATTGCCGACATGTCCGCGCTGGATGCTGCGCTCCACGTGCAGCTCCTGCACCGATCCCTGCTCGACCAGCGCGACGCGGGTCTCGAAGGGCGTGACGTTGATCAGGATATCTTCGCTTAACGCGATGGTGGGGGGCAT